TAACTGCGGCAGCTAATGTTTTTCCTACTGGAAACGCATTGACGATAGCCACTGGAAATGTTACAGTATCGGGAAGTGCATTAGTAAATCCTACAGGAAGCTCTTTGGTTTTAGATAGTAAAGAGCCAGGAATTATTACATGGAATGATATAATACCAGGAGTAAACATGGTTTGGACACCAATAGAACCTTATTAATATGGCATCAAATTATTCATCAGATTTAACATTAGAACTTATTACAACCGGTGAGAAAGCTGGTCTATGGGGATCTATAACTAATACTAATTTACAAATTTTACAACAAGCAGCATCTGGTTATGCTACTGTTTCAATGAGTGGTGGAGCCGATGTTACTTTAAGTTTAGCCGATGGTTCATTAGCTAATGGAAAAAATTTATATTTAAAACTAACTGGTACTATGACAGGTAGTAATAGTTTAATTATACCTGCTACATCAACAGGTGGAACAGTTACTAGAGTTTACATCATTGAAGATGCTACAGATAGAACAACAAATAATTATACAATCAATATTAAAACTTCAGGATCTTCTAATCCCATAGCTTTACCAGAAGGTGCTAACATAATTGTTAGATCAGATGGAACAGATACGGCATTAGCTTTAATTCAAAAAGGAATTAAGAATGTAAATTCTGCAAGTGTTGTAAGTTATACTGCAGTTAACGGAGATCAAATTGTAGTTGATACACAAACAAACACAGTAGTAGTTACATTGCCTGCTACTCCAAATGTTACTGACGAAGTAACAATTATGGATGGATCTGCGGCGGGTGGTTTTGGTACTAACGCTGTAACTGTAGCAAGAAACGGATCAAATATTAATGGCGCAGCTGCTGATTATACAATGAATGTAAATAATCAATGTGTAACTTTCATTTATGCTAACGCTACTAAAGGTTGGTTATTAAAATCAACTAATCAATAGGAGGCAAACATGCTTACTGAAATTAAGTTTGCTCCAGGAGTTGATAAACAAGATACATCAGTTGGAGCTCAAGGCCGTTGGGTTGATTCAGATAACGTAAGGTGGAGATATGGATTACCTGAAAAAGTTGGTGGTTGGCAATCATTACTTAATGAATCTATCGTTGGTGTTGTTAGAAAACAGCACGCCTTTGTAGATATATCTGGAAATAGATATGTAGCATTAGGTACAGATAAATTTTTACTTATATACTTTGAAGGTCAGTTATATGACATTACACCTTTAGCAACTACTATCTCGTCTGCTACAATAACTACATTTGATACTTTAACATCTTGTACAATTACTACAGCAACATCTCATGGTTTAAATATTGGTGATATTGTTTTATTAGATAATGTAACTTTACCTGTTGGTACTGGATATACTAATTCAGATTTTGAAGATAAATTATTTCAAGTTATAACAACTCCAACATCAACAACATTTACCATTACACAAACTTCTGCTGCAACAGGTAGTGTATCTGGAGGAAGTATAGATATTAAACCTTATGAATACGTTGGCCCCGCTGCACAAACCTATGGTTATGGTTTTGGTGTTGGTCAATATGGTGGTACGATATCTGGAGCTAACTCAACTACCATAAATAATGGTGGTGATTTTACAGCAGGTGCTACTTCTGTAGTATTAACTGATTCTTCAGTTTTACCAGCAAGTGGTATTTTATTAATTGGTAGTGAGTTAATGGATTACTCAACAAACAACACAGGAACAAATACTATTTCAGGAATAACAAGAGGACAATATGGAACTTCAGATGTTACACATAGTGATGGTTCTACAGTTACAAATGCAACTGATTATACAGGTTGGGGTAATGCAGTCGGCGCTGCAACAATAACTCTTGAACCAGGTCTTTGGTCTTTAAGTAACTTTGGTCAAGTATTAGTTGCAACTATTGCAAATGGAAAAACATTTACTTGGGACTCGGGGATCGCGGCTAGATTAACAACAAGAGCTTCTACAACAACAGCAGGTTTTGCTACAACAAATAATCCTGTTGCTTCTAGATTAACTTTAATATCACCAACAACAAGACACTTAATTCATTTTGGTACAACTATAGATAATGTAGATGCTTTAACACAGGATGATATGTTTATAAGATTTTCAGATCAAGAAAATATTAATGAGTATACAGTACAAGCAACAAATAGTTCTGGTACATTTAGATTACAAGATGGAACTAAAATAATTGGATCATTAGTAGCTAAAGAAACAATTCTTATTTGGACAGACAATGCATTATATACAATGAAATTTGTTGGAGCTCCTTTTACATTTGGATTTGAACAAGTAGGAACTAACTGTGGATTAATCGGCAAGAACGCTGTCGTTGAAATAGACGGTGTTGCTTATTGGATGAGTACTAATGGTTTCTTTGCATTTGATGGTACAGTTAAAACATTAGCATGTTCAGTAGAAGATTATGTTTATGATGATATTGATACAACTAAAGGTCAACAAATATTTGCTGGGTTAAATAATTTATTTACAGAAGTTATTTGGTGGTATCCAACATCAGGATCAGATTTTAATAATAGATATGTAGTTTATAACTATGGAGAAGATAATTTAAGATTACCTATGGGTAATTGGTATACAGGTGTTAATGCAAATTCAATTAGAACATCATGGATAGATTCTTTAATTTATCCTAAACCTTATTCTACAGCTTATAATAGTTCAGGCACAGGAAATTTTCCTGTTGTTGTAGGTGAAACTGGATTAGGTTCTTCTGTATTCTTTGAACAAGAAACTGGTACTGATCAAGTTAATCCAGATGGTACAACAACAACTTTAACATCTTTTGTAGAGTCTTTTAATTTTTCTTTACAAAAAGATCAAAGTGAAATTTTTTTAGCAATGAGAAGATTCTTACCTAACTTTAAAATATTAACAGGAAATGCAGATGTTACTATATCTGTTTCTGATTATCCTTCTTCTAATGGAACGGCAACTACTTTAAGTCCATTTACAATTACGTCTAGCACAACAAAAGTTGATACACGTGCAAGAGGAAGATACGCAAATATTAAAATAGAAAATACTGGATCAGGTGAAACATGGAGATTTGGTACATTTCAGGTAGACCTACAACCAGATGGAAGAAGATAATGGCAAAGATTAATGTAAGAATACCAGAACCAAAAAAACAATATGAAGTAGATAATCAAAGACAGATTACTAGAGCTTTAAGAATTGTAACTGAACAATTAAACTCTACTTTTTTACAAGACTTAAAAGAGAGCCAAGAAAGATTTACTTGGTTTGGATTAGGATAAAAAATGGCAAATATATATAAAAATTCAAAATTAGATTTAACTACTGCGTCAGCTACACCTTTATATACTGTACCAAGTAACTCTAGAGCTATCATAAAATCTATATTAGTTTGTGATGATAGTGGTAGTGGAAGTACAATTACAGTAACCATAACAGATATTTCTAGTAATATTTTTGTATTGTTTAATGTAAAAAGTGTAACTGGAAATACAACAGAACAATTGTTATTAGAACCATTAGTGTTAGAAGAAAGTGAAATATTAACCGTTACTGCAGCAGACGCAAATCGTCTACATGTAGTAGCATCCATATTGGAAATCAACAGAGAGGATAGATAATGCCGTTTATAGAACAAGAAGCTTCAATTAGATATGAAACAATTAATGGTAAAAAAGTACCAGTAATTACTCCTAAATCAGAAGTTACTTTAATTAACAAGGAAACAGGAAAAGAATATATGTCTGATGCTGAAGCATTAGCTGATATTCAAAATCCTAATACTTCTACAAAAGCAGAACACGTTTCTAGAAGCGTTAAAATTACAGTAGAAGATATTAAAATAGGTGCAGATACAAACATATTCTAGATTGACGGAGGATAAAAAAACAAGTAAAATACGTAGTTACAGCTTCTTTTTTTCAAGATTAGCTATCTTGCTAACTACATTACATTAATAAAATTATGGGATTTTTAAAAAAAATAACTAGACCAATATCAAAGGCATTAGATAAAATAGTACCTAATGAGGTAAAACCATTCTTACCTTATTTGGCAGCGGTAGCACCTTATATGTTACCAGCTGGAGCAGGGTTAGGGGCGTTAGGTGGATCTTTAAATCCTATGTTTCAAAGAGCTTTGTTGTCAGGTGCTTTAAATCTTGGATCACAATTAGCACAAGAAGGAAGCGAAGGAGATTTTTCTGGTATGTCTTTAGGTCTAGCTGGATTACAAGGTGCTTTAACTGCACCAGGTGCTGCTGATTATTTTAAAGGAAAACAAGTATTAGAAAATTATAATCCAGAATTAGCTGGACTTGGCCAAGGACAAGCAGCCGTAGGTGAACAATTAAGTACATTAGATAAAGTAAAAAATATTGGTTTTGGTGCTTTAGAAAAAGGTGCAGAATTTGCAGGGGGAATTTCTGAAACTTTACAAGATCCTTTTGGTGGAACTTTAACAGAATTTGGTAAAGCCGCATCTGTTCCATTTATACAAGGTTCAACAGATCTTGCTATGTCTACTGCGAGAAGAGCTTTAAAAGATTATGAAGATGAATTAGCCGCGTTCAACGAACAAGCTGGCGCTACAACAGCAGCT